ATATTTATTTGTACGCAAGTCACGAATACTTCGACGTTCTCCACGTTGGTTATACATGACTTCATATTGATTGCCAGCGCCGTCATAACCAATTTCAGGTTTGCTTGATCCGCCAGTAAGTGAAATATACAGATCGCGCATGTTCATATTGGCTAATGATTGAATTGCATCACCAATACGGGCTTCGTTTGATTGTTTAAAAATTCCAGCAGCTTTCATCCTGTCTTCAGGAGTTGCTTCTGGTTTTGCTGCTTGCACAACTGTTTGAACAATAGGAGCAGATGCTCTCATGTGCAATTCTTCAGCTTGTTTATCAGCAGCTTCTTGCGCAGGATGTTTGTCCCAACCCAAAGATGCCATAGCAGACGTAGGATTTAGACCGTTACCAACCAATTCTGGTTGTGTTTGTTCTGTTGTTTCAGCCATTATTATTCCCCGCCGTAATGAGATTCAATGATTTGCTGAGTAGTCATCGGCTGACTACTATATGGAGTAGGATTTTTTAATCCTAATTGATTGTTTGGTTTTGCGCCCATTGTTCCAGATTCTGGAGCAATTGAATAATCCATTGTTGAGTCAGGAGTTGCAGGAGCAGCAGGAACAGGCTGAACGACTGGGGGAGCTACAGGCGTTTTTGCATTGTCAGCAATTCCACCTTCGCCACCAAAAGGATTGTTTTTATTAAATCCAGCATATTGTTGCCAATTACCATAACCTTGTCCATAAGACATGGGTGATGGTACGCCGGGAATATTGGGAACATAAGACATTTTTTTTCCTTAAGTAAACATACTTTTTGCCCCGCCAGCACTTGCTCCAAATCCTTTGCTGCTGCCAGAACTTGTAGATCCTTGAGTGCCAGCAAAATTGGGGGTTGTATTGCCTTGAGGAATACCAAAAATCACAGAAGCATAATTGCCATACGCATTCTGAGGTGCTGTAGCGGCAGTAATTGCGTTGCCAGCAGATGCCTGAGCGTTTTGCAAGTTTGATGTGCCACCACCATACAAAGCTTGAGAAGCTGCCAAACGATTAGCCTCAATACCTTGCTGTGTCTGTGCAGCAATTGTTCCCAAACGTTGAGTATTCAAACTATTCAAGTTGGCATTAGCCAAGGCAGCACGAGAAGATCCAAGTTCACCAGCAGCGCCATAAGCAGCATTTTGACCGCCAACAGCTTCACGGGCAGATTCCATAGCTGGCTCAAGAGCAGCTTGAACTTGTTGTTGTTCGTATTGAGGGCTAAATACAGAAGACAGACCTTGTTGACCTTGTGCAAGACTTGTCAGTCCAGACAAAGCTTCTGCACCCGCTGCGCCTGTAGACAACCCTTGAGCTGTATTGGCAGCAGATTGAACGTTAGGAGCAACTTGGTTGTAAACGTTACCAGCACCAGCCACCGTGTTTTGGTAAGCAGGGAATGCCGTGCCTGTCAAAAAGTTGGTTTGTGCTTGTAATGCCTGTGTTTGTTCAGGCGTCATTTGCACCTGATTGCTTTGACTGCCTGATGATTTACCGCCGCCCATATTTAGGCTCCTTTCGATTTGCCGCCAAACAATTGGGGCCAATGAGGTTGTTGCTGAGTATTATCCCATTGTCCGACAGTATTGGAGTACTGATTTTGAACGCCAATCTGAGGTTGTCCAGACGTAGCTGAGTTAGTTACTGTATTGCCAGATGCGCTGGTTTGATTTTGTTGAATTGATGGTGCAAAGCCTTTTCCTGATGGCTGAAAGGTTTGTTGATATTGAGGCTGGCTAACAGGCTGTGGCGTAGGTTGAGGCGTGTTTTGTACAGCTTGTCGCGTTGCTTGAGCAGCTACTTGTGAAGCTATTCCCATGATTTATCCTTGTGGTGGCGTAGGCCAAATTACATTTGCAGGAAAACCAGATTGTTTTGTAATGTCCCTTAACGCTTGTCGATAAGTTGCCCATTCTGTTTTTTGTTGGGCAGTCAATGGAGAATCGTTTGATTGAGTCCAATCGCATTCGGAAAGAATTAAAAATCTTTGATTTTTCACAACGTTACCTTGTTGATCAAAATTAGTTACCCATTGTTTTGCGTCATAGTCAAATTGACAAAATTCATTTGTTTTTGCTGGCAACAATGTGATCGTGTTGTTAACAATGTATTGCAAAATAGGATCAGATTTGCCTTCAAGAATCAATTCGTTAGCTTGAGCTTGATGTTCAAAATCTTCATCATGGCAAACACCAGATCTCAATATTTGACCTTTTTGATTAAAAATAGTAAAGTATTTCATAATTTAACGTTTGGTTTGAATGACGAACAAAGTTGATCCAGTAGAAATACTATCCGCAGAAAAAGAAAATGTATATGTTGCAGTTGTAGGCGGCGTATATGTTGTGGAACAAGTTATTTGAGATACATAATATTCCGAAAACAAATAATAAACATTTTGTGTAGATGAACCATGTATTGCTGTTCCATTAACATATAAATATCCTGTTCTGGCTTGATTTGACGTTAGTCCAGATGATCCATCTGCAACTCCAATTAAATATACAGGTTGTCCTGCAATTAATGATGCAGATACAGAAATATAACCACTACCAGATACGCTGGCAGGAACAGTAACCGCATTACCTGCAATGTTCAATGTTTGAACAACAGCATTATCTAAAGCGGCATTTGCAGCAGTAATTGAACTTGCAGCCATGTTTGTCGCTGAAATTGTATTGGCAGCAATTTGAGTTGCAGTGATAGTATTAGCAGCAATATTTGATGCTGTAATAGTTCCAGCAGCAATGCTAGTGCCAGTAATACTGCCAGCGACAATAACGTCACTTGTTATGTAGCTTTGAAAAATAGCCCAGCCGCTGGTGTACTTGTATTGGATCGAATACAAACCGCTGTCATAGTTAACCGTACATAGATCGCCAAACAAAGGCAAACGACCAATGGAAGATAAAACTTCGGCGTTTGTAGGGGCAGCATAGCTGTTGGCTACCCTGATAACAACAAATGTTGTTGGGCTTGCTGGAGCCGCTGTAATCAAGTCTAAATCGATTGCTGTGCCGGGGTCAACAACCCATCCAGTATTTGGTTGCAAGCTGGCAACTTGAAACTGAATAGAACGTGATCCAGTGGTCAAATACCACAGACTGTTTGTAGAACCAAAACCACCAGTAACTTGCGTCCAAATGTAGTCAGCAGGATTGGTTGATTCGGTTGACGAGTCAGAGTTTCTGATGCCGTAATACGTAGCCCCAGTAGGCACGTTGGCAAAACCAACAGTTCCATCGTAGCTTTGGGCGTATTTGATTTGAATGTATTTATATAGGTAGCCAACAATTTGACCGCCTGCATCAATGATTTGCCCAGTTCCTTGATTTGATGACGTAGTTGAAGACAGATTTGCCAACAGATAGTTAACAGCACCTGCTAACTGATCTGGACTAGGATTTGAATCAAGAAAAAAGGTTGTGGACATTAGAAAGAATCCTCAACAATTTTGGCTTGCCAGTTCATTGCTGTAACGTTCCAAGTATCTGTGGAATCATTGGATTCAATTTTCAAAGCTGGCAATGTGTTTCTGTTTTGATTTGTAGGAACCCAAGGTGTATGGCTTGTAATGTTCATGGTTTGAGGTTGACCATAATTAGTTGTTGCAGCTACAGAGCTACTTCCACCAACAGTAACAGTCAAGTAGCCAGTCCCACTCACTTCTGGAGCCATTCTGTGAAGATAAGTCTTTGACAAAAAAGGTATTGGTCCATCAGCAGTTTGAAGTTGAATGTTTGTGCGCTCAAACACAGCATGAATAGGATTGCCAGTAAACCCATTGCCAATGCCAGTTTGAATTAGTTGACTGTTGTTTAAACTGCCTTGAGCGTAAACGATTGTTCTTGATGCAAGGTTAAATGCGCCAGATTGGTAAATAGGACCTTCAGCACCCATGCAAGAATTTTGCACATCTTTAGGAGCATTCCAAACGTTCAAGTCATAACGCCAAGACAACATCTTGTTACACCAACCTGTAGATGTCAGATCTGGATAATAGATTTCAATCTGATACTTCTTAGTGTTGTTAACCATGTACATCCGGCTTTGGTAAGTCGGGCTGAGGTTTTTAAAGAAGTAATCACGAACTTTCTGATTGCCAAGGCCATTAAATGATGAGCCATCAAATACCCAAATATCTCGGGCATCAATTCCATAAACTGTCTGATCAGCGTTGACCCAGCAGTTGTTGTTCATCAACCCACGGCCTTGATTAAACAAACGCACCCCAAATACTGGAGCTGTACTATTTTGATAAGCAATAGGAGTAAGCACAACAGTGTCCCAATAAGAACACACATAGAAATTCGCACCCAAAAAGAATCCATCAATGATAGGCCCTCTCACTGGAACTTCTTGCTCGTTGGCAACGTTGTTTAAGGTAGGCAACCAAGTTGCAGGGACGCCAGTGTTAGCGAATGCTTGTGACCAACGAATGGTTGTTGGGTAATTGATTGTTGTGCCAGTCGAGTAGGTTTTGGTTAAGTTGCCAGCAACCAAAATGTTGCCAACGTTTGGAGAACAATAGTTGCGGACAAAACCAGCAGTTACCGATGTGACGGCAGGGGATAATCCTGATTCATAGTTCCAAACAAAGTTATCAGGAGCTGTATCGTACAATTGGATTTCAGTATCTGTTGGACGGAAATACATTGGAGCACGAAGCGTGTCATTGATAAACACAACGCCGCCAACCCAGTCAGAAACAACGTTGGTATCGTTTGTATAACCAGACAAAGAAACGTTAGGGTTAGCACCAACACCGGGAGTAATGTTGGTAATTCCTGAAGCGGTAATCATGTACCACTTGCCTTGCGTTGTGGCAGCAACATAAACCCAAGTTGCTTGGTCACGAAAGCCACCATCCATGTAAAACACATTACCCGGGATGGCAGAAAGAATGGCTTGTTCACCAGATACTTTTTTAATGCCTCGAACATCCGCTTCAACATTTAAACCAGAGTTGTACTCATTAGCACCCAGCGCATTGCTAGGCACGTCAGGCGTGAACGACATGTTTAGGAATGGGGTTCGGATTCTGGTGTATTCAGACATAAAGCTTCCGTCATCTGTTCAAGATTCCTGATCAAACGGGAATCTGTAGGGTTGAATTCTAAAGCTTTCTTACAATATTCGATTGCTTGTTCTTTAAATCCAAGATGCCATGCAGCAATGCTCGCAAGGTCGTAAGGTTTTTCTGTCCATACGGATGGATCCATCGTATATACAGCTTCTTTGTCAACAATCTGCAACGCATTAACAGCAGCAGCCAAGCTGTCATTCCACATGCTATAGCGATATGTAAGCATGGACAACTCAACCCAAGGCTCACGAGTATTAGGGGCTTCAGCAGCCGCTAAACGACCCCACTTGATAGCTTCCCAAGGCTTGCCCAATTCAGCGTGGCATTTGGACATTAAGCGCATGGCATAGCATCGCTCATTAGCCCATGTTGCTTCAGGCATGTTGAGATACTTGTCCAAAGCGACAATAGCATCTTGCCAACGATAATGAAATGTCAGTTCACGAGCATAGTAAAACGCATTTCTTGGGCAGCGTGGGTCTTCTTTGACAGCCACCTCAAGCAAATCCATGTATTGACCACGAGATTTTGTTGGATCAGGATGGTGGCTTACCAAAAGCATGTCGGTGTGCGCCCACACTTCATTTGTTCTTGAGTCTGGCACTGGATATTCATGGCAGGGGTGATGCCAGTGATAACCGTGGCGATGGTGGATCTTTTCGTAAAAGAAAGCAATCCCACATCCCCAATCAAACTTGTAACGCAATCTGGTGGTCTCTTCTTGCCAAACTCGTTCAATTTCTTCACGCCAGCCTTCTTCCATGATTTCATCAAGGTCAAGGCTAATGCACACATCCACATCACGAGGAATCAAAGCAAGAACGGCATCACGGGCTTTGTCAAAGCGCCACGGGCTAATGCAAATATCATGGACAACAGCTCCACAGTTAATAGCCAATTGCTTGGTATTGTCCGTAGAACCAGTGTCTCCAATAATAATTAAATCGGCATCTTTGGCAGATGCACAAAACCGTTCAACAAACTTTTCTTCATTTTTGCTGATGGCGTAAATTGCTATTTTCAATGCTTTGCTAGTCATGGTTTACTTTGCTGGTTGTGAAGCTTGTTGTGCAGCTAATTCTGACGCTGCAATAGGATCAAGTGTCCATGTCACAGTAGATGCTGTGATCAGGGTTGGAATGTCTGTAGCTGCCGCAATTGCTGCACGAGCTGTTTGAGCTTCGGTACGGATGGTAGCTCTCCAAGTTTTCCAGCCTGAGTCTAATGCAGTGCCAGTTTCAGCAGCTTTAACAGCCATGTAGTCACTTGGCGTAAGCAATGAATGAGCTGTAGCATTGATCTGGGCTGTAGCGTTAGCTTTGAGCTGAGTCAAGTCCTTGGGAGTCGATGTGAATGTGCCATCAGGATTTGCAGTGACCCAATAGTAGCGATCATCAGGGCGCGGCTGATCAGCAACCTCAGTGATGCCAATAGCTGTCTTTTCTTCTAATGTAGAAAGACGTAGCCAATTGGTTGGATAAGAAATCCCATTGTGCTCAAAAGCATTGTCGGGGCTGAGTGGTTGTCCGTTTAGTAAAAACATGAGTTACCTCGCTAGAGAATTTTTGAATGGGTTAGAAGCAAACGCTGCATACACATATGTAGCACCAGAAGCATTTACAACTGTTGTAGAACGACATTTAAAGCCATTAGAAAGACCATCAATAGAAGTAGCAGATGTTTCTGTGCCAGAAGTGTCAGCAAACAATGTAGCTGCTTCTACGTTATATGTATCTCTTGATGTGTCAAAAATGTACCAATCAGATGTTGAATCAGTACGTTTAATCATAAGCCATCTTGGTTGAAAATTTGTAAATACAAATGGACCATCAGTAGAACTGTTGCCAACGTATGACCCAAACTTGCTGAAGCCTGCTACAGCAGACCAACAGTAAGCAATCATTGTGTTGCCGCTGTTGTTTGTTGAGCCGCCAACTCCAACGCTGAAAACACTGCTTGTTGGTGCGGTGTTGTTCCAAAAATTGGCTGAAGATGCAGCGGCAGCAGTTGTGTCAAGCAAAAGATATTGTGTTGCGCCAATCGCAGAATGGTAAACACCCCAATCAGCACCAGAGGCAGAACGAACTTTTGTGATGATAAAAGAAGGAGCAACGCCAAGTCCATGACCAACAGTAGCGTTTGCTCCCGTACCTGTGTAACTCACCACGCTAAATCCAGCCGTAGCATTCACACTCACAGTTGATGTGATAGAGCCGTTGGTGTTGGATGATGAACCATTACCAGCTTTCCATTGCCAAGCGATTTGAGTGGCTCCACTAGGGTTCCATCCTGCATCAGAGCCTTGTGGATCAG